ATAGAATTTTTTAATATTCTACTTTTTTGAATTTCTTTAGGAAAAAATATTATATTGAAAGTTTTTTAATTTTCAATATATTAAATTAAACTACTTAAAATTTTTTTCTGTTCCCTATATATAAATGAAGTTTTTAGAGAATTGGACTATTAATCTTTCAAAGATTCCAAAATATCCAGAATTAAAGAAACCTATAAAAGAAAAATGTGAAGAAGAATTATTTAGATTATGTTTAGAAAAATTAACAGAACAAGATAGAAAAATAAGTGAAGGATATTTGAAAGGAGTAAAAAATAATGAAAGAAATACATACTATAATAATCGTTATGATTGTGGAAGGTATTACCCTAATACTATTAATGGAAATCATACAGGTATAATTTTATTAAAGAGAAGTTTAAAAAATACAATATTCAAATTTTTAAATTGGATTGATATAGACCAAAAAAAAGGTCACCCAACTATTTTAATTGAATTAGCAGAAAAAAATGGTATTGATTTAAAATATTACAAACGATATATTAATAACTTTGAAGATATAGTTAAACAATTAAGCGAATTTTATACTCTGGACGAAGATAAACCAATTACAAAAAAAGAAATTAAATTATTGTTTAATCTTACTATTTATGGAGGTGGATTTGAAACATGGAAAGAACAATTAAAAGAAGATGGTTTTAAAATTGATAATGAAGAAGTTAAACATTCATTTTATAAAAAATTCAAAAAAGAAACTAAAATGATTACAAATATTATTTATGAAAATAATAATGAACTTATTAATAAGGTTTGTGTTGATGAAAATATGAGTGAATATGAAAAGAAAAATAAAGTAATGGCTTTTTTTTGTGGAACTATAGAAAATGAAATAACATATCAAGCATTAATGTTTTTGAAAAAAAGAAAATGTATATATAACATTTTTAGTTGGGCGTTAGATGGAATAACAATTCCTTATTGTGAATTTGATATTGATGAACTTAATAAATATGTAAGAGAAAAAACAAACTTTAAAACGATAAAATTTGAAATTAAAGAATTTGAAAATTATTATGAAGACATATTAAATGATTACATAAAGAAAAAGAAAGAAAAAGAAGAAGAACAAAAAAAAATTGAAGAAGAAATAAAAGACCAATTTAAAAATATGTGTATTGAATTTGAAAAAACACATTTTAAAATTTTGAAAAATGCTGTTTATATTAAAGAAGAAGGAAACAGATGCACTGTTTATAATGAAACTACAATTAAACAAGTATATAGACATTTAAGTTATAAAAAAATAACTCCTTATGGTATTCAATCATTTAGTTTTATTGATGATTGGATTAATAAAAATGACAATATTTTAAAATATGATGAAATTGCATTTTATCCTCCTCCTTTAATATGTCCTAAAAATCATTATAATTTATGGAAACCATATAAGTATTCAAATGAAAAAATTGAAACTAAAAATGAAGAAGATTTAAATTTTATAATAAATCATTTTAAATTGATGTGTAATAATGAAGAAAAAGTTTATAACTATATGTTTAAATGGATCAGTCATTTATTAAATAAACCTGCTGAAAAATCTACTTGTTTAATATTCACAGGAAAACAAGGTTGCGGTAAATCTACTATTTCATTATTTTTACAAAAAATAATTGGTTGTGAAAAATATATATCCATTAGTCACCCATCAAGAGACATATGGGGAACTTTTAATGAATTATTAATGCCTCCTACTATGCTTGTTAATTTAAATGAATTATGCAAAAAAGATACAATTAACAGCATGGAACAAATAAAAGCACTTATAACTGAAACATTAACAACTATAAGCGGAAAAAATAAACCACAATTATTATTGGAATTATACCATAGATTTATAATAACAACAAATCATACAGAACCTATAAAATTAGAAGAAGGTGATAGAAGATTTTTACTTATTGATAGTAGTAGTGAAAAAATAGGCGATGAAAAATATTTTAATAAAGTCTATGAATTATTAGAAGATGAGAATATTATAAAATCTTTATACAAATATTTTTTAGATATTGATTGTAAAGGTTTCAAAAATGAACCAATACCAAAAACAGAATACAGCGAAGAAATTAAAAAGAGTAATAAAAATCCAATAATATTGTTTTTAGAGGAATTAGTTTTAGAAAATTGGACTACTGATATTTCATCAAATAAAAAAGATTGGTTATTAAAAACGATATTTAAAAAATTTAATGAATGGAAAAGTAAATGTAATATAACTTATGAAATCAGTAATATAAAATTTGCATTATTTTTGAAGAAAGAAAAAATAGATGGTATAGAATCAATAGGTCATACAAACGAAGGAAATAAATATAAGATTGATTTTGATAAATTGAAAGCATACTTTAAAATAGGTGAAATAATAATGGAAGAGGAAAAGAAGGAAATAGGAGAGTATGATAATCCTTGAACTATTCACTAACTCCTTGAACTATTCACTAACTATTCACCAAACTATTCACTTTCTACTTTTCTTACTGATATGCTCTTATTTTCTTCTTTTTTATTATTTTTTTGTTATGATAAAATAATAAAAGTGAATAGGTGAATAGTGTGAATAGTTATTTCCAACTTTTAGTTGGGAAGAATACAAGATTTTTTTTTTTGATACAAAAAATTTCTCATTAGACTTTTCCTATATCAATTTGAAAACAACTATTCATCGTCACCTACTCACTTTTTAATATAGGGTAATCAATCATACCCTTCTATTTCCTTAATTCTCTTATCCAATTGTTCTATTTCCATTAACAAACCTTGTCCTCCTCTCATTTTATATTGTTTCATCATAGCATTTTTATTTACATTCAATTCTTTTAATAATTGTTTCCTTTCTTCTTTTGGTATGTAAGCATATTTATTAACAACCTTTTTTTCAATTACTTTCTCTTTTATAGGTTTTGATTTTTTTACTCCATAAGTTATTTGAACTTCAGGATCAACCTTTTTCTCAATAACTTTTTTAGGTTCAACTTTTTCAATTTTTTTCTTTCCTTCTTTCATAGCTCTATATTCATCTTTCGCTTTTGAAATAGCACACATATAGGTAATGTTATTTTTCTTTGCGTATTCTCTAACAAACTCAACCCAAGGATTAGGCATATAATAATATAATAGAAAAAAATTATATTCTAACCAATATACCATGACTTTTGAAGAATTCCAAAAAGTTTTCTAATTCCTTTTCATATTTTTCTTGATTCATTCTATTAATACAAGAGAAATGATATTCTCTATTTACAAAATCTATTCTCTTACAAGGTCTTAATTTTTTTTCACATCTTAAACATATTTTCTTATCCATTATGAATGAATAAGAAAATATTTATACATTATAAACTATTTGTAAAATATTTATGCGTCCATGTATTCATATGCTTTTCTATTGTAGAAGTAAAATTTTCAACTCTAACACCACAATCGCAAACAATTTTTTTGTCATTTCTTTTTTTCAATAATATTTCTTTGTTCTTCAAATAGTATTCTCTTTTTTGTTCTTTATTATAGGGCATAATAAAAAATGGAAAGAGTTTTTAAATACTTTTTTTATACATCAACAACTTTATTCATATCACCCAAAATAACTCTTAAATATAATTTTTCTATTTCCATGATATCATCTTTTTTTATGTTGTCAATGATGAATGTTTTAAATTCTTCTTCACACCCTTTCGTAGATGAATTATATTCAAATTGTTTCAAATATTTAGCCTTTATAGCAAATAATCCCATCACAATATCAATAACATCTTGATTATAATTACAAACATTAAAAGTTCTTTGGAAACATTCCTTATCTGTATTATCCAATACACATTTAAAAAAGTCGTCTTGGAATAACATATATCTTCCTGTAAATTTTATAATCATATCATCATCATTGATTTCATATTTTTCAATCACCTTTTTAATGTCTCTCAATTCATTTGACCCTTTATGTTCTATATATTCTTCTCTATGTATAAATTCATTATCATTTGTATAAACTTTATCACAATTAAAAACATCTAAATAACTTGAACTTTCTTTTGAATTTTCTACAATAATCGGTATAATATTTTTATCCCTAACAAGATTTAAACAATTGGATATTCCCAAAAAATATTCCTGCTTCCTTCTATCTGGGTGAATATAACCAATTTTATTATCAATACAACAAGTTATTATTAAATATACTTTTCCCATATATTAATGAAATAAAAAAATAAAATAAATTAAACATAAATATTTCTTCCTTTTAAATTTTGATAAGAATGAGAAGGATATAAACCACCTACATAATCTACTTTTTGACTTGACCTTAAATTTCCTTTTTTTGGAGGAAGATATGGAGGAATTATTTGATCCTTTGAAGTTAATGAAAGCAAATCATAATAAGTTCTATATGTTTCTCCTTTTTTTTGTTGAGGAAATATACCTGATCCAGTAGCAAATCCTTTCAATTCTTCATTTGGATTTTTTAAACTATTAATAACTGCATTTCCTAATGAATGACCGATAAGTATTCTTTTAGATTTTTCATATTTTTTTCTTGCTTTTTCTAAAACAGATTCAGCTTCTCTGTATCTATTTGTATTTTTTAAACCAGCACGACCAAGAAAAGCTAAATAAGCATCTGTTCCTATATCTCTCATGCTTAATGGATTAGTTCCAGCAACCGAAAAAATCATTTTGTTAGAATATGGATTATAAAATACTTTGTTTTCTCTTGTAGATAATTCTGTATCTAATTTATAACCATAAGGATTTAATTTTTCTTGTGATTGTTCTAATGGAGCATAAGATACATCTAAACCCTTTTCCAATGGTAATTCAGGAAATGGATTTCGTATTTTTTCTTTTTCAATATTTTTAAATGATGTTAAGCCTTGAGGTGATAATGTTTTATATTTATAACCCCCCAATATTTTTTGTCTTTTTGCGTCTTGAGATAAAAAACCATACATATATAATCATAAGAAAATTAATCATCATCAATTATAACTTCATCTTGATTATAAAATATTTTTTGGTTTGTGATATTTATAAAGAGATAATCGTGTGCTTTCTTATATAATTTCAATAAAGCATAAGCAATATCTTTCGGTTGTTCTAAACACTCTTCAATTATCGTTTCCCATTCTATTTTATTAGGTTTAAAACAAATTAAATTTGTGTATAATTTTCTAACACTTAAAGGAGTAGAAAGCCAACTTTGTATTAAATAAATTTGTGTCAATTTTAAATGTCTTCTGTTAAAATTCATCTCTTTAAGTAGTTTTTGTATATCATTATTTTTAAGGGAAGCTCCGCAGTCATCATACACGACGAGCGATGTTTTTTTATTAGAACTATTTTCTTGAACTTCATTAAAAATTTGTTGTAAATTTTCTAAATTCAATTCATCAAACATTCTTTCTGGTTTATGATTTTTAAAAATATTTTTTTTCAAACTATTTCTTGATTGAGAAGGCATGATAATATAAACGAAATCAAATACCTCATTATAAATTTTATCTTTGTCTTTTTGTGATAACATAGAAATTAACATGCTTGTTTTACCTGATCCAGGTCTTCCCAAAATTGCAGTCGTATTATAAATATTCAAATAAGAAAATTGAGGATAATTTTTTAAATGTTCGCATAATGGATGATCGCAAATGAATTCAGGAACATGCATTTTAATTTTATCCGTTT